TCAATTCTCAGAAACTAAACAACAAAGGTAAAGATACAAAAACCTTTGAAAAGATTTCGAGAAAACTTTCCACATATCGTAAGAAAATATGTGAAGTAAATGATGAGGAAAGGTTGTTGATGAAGCAGATTTCTTTAAAGGGTATCGAAACCATTAAAGGAAGATATCCAGAAGGAACTTGGAAAGGCAGAAAACATAAACTTGAAACCATAGAACAAATGAAACTTTCCGCAGTAGGAAAGCAAGTTGGTGAAAAGAATAGTCAATATGGTACTTGTTGGATCACTAACGGCACAGAAAACAAAAGGAAGAACTTGACAAATGGACTTCCTTAGGTTATAATAAAGGTAGAATGTAAATTATGGGGGATGGTGTTGGTACACAGGGAGGCCTTATAAGCCTTTCAGCGCCCGATTAGCGTTCTCGACTCGGTTCGAATCCGGGATCCCCTACCAACAAAGGAGAGTATAAAATGTTTAACTTGACAGACGAAACGAGAAATGCTATTATTGTCATCCTTCGGGATAAGTTCGGACTAACACAGACGGACGATGAAATAAATTCCGTCATCGATGACATTGTGACAACTGTTAAGGCCCAGTTTGGAATGTAAACAGACTACAAAGTCAATAGATTAAGGGTGCGTCATTTTGTCGCAAAAAAAGTGGTTGACTTTGTGTTTCGGCGCCTATATAGTATGCAACTGTTGAATGAGACGAGACATGAAAGAGGAAAACACTAAGCGAGATTACTTTTGGATAGTAGAGGCATCCGACCGTAACGGTCGGGTAAACTATCGTAAAGAGTACCACGATAAAGATGGCTCGGCATTCCGAGATTATACTCGTTTGAAAGCGCATGGCACCGTGTCCATACAGCGTAAGTATAAGGAGTATAAAAACGCTGTTTGACAATCGAATATGGTTATAGTAACTGGTCTGCGGGTCGGGTGGTAAGGCACAGGACTGCAAATCCTTGAGGACTCGGTTCAATTCCGAGGCAGACCTCCATTTACTATTAGAAAGGTACAGGCTCGTGCGGGCAAGGATCCGATAAAACTGATGCCCAAACCTTGTATCTCCAATCGTGGCTCTGATTGCAAGCATCCACGACCGAGATATAGTAAACCTGTATCTTTCTAATAGTAATATTCGGCGGTAGCACTCTAGGTGAGTGCGCTCGGCTGTTAACCGAGAATGAGGTTGGTTCGAATCCAACCCGCCGAGCCAATACGGCCCCTTCGTCTATCGGTTAGGACACGAGACTTTCAATCTTGTAAGAGGAGTTCGATTCTCCTAGGGGTCACCAATTATATGGACCGTTAGCTGAGTTGGTTTTAGCAGGAGACTCTTAATCTCTTGACGGGGGTTCGAATCCCTCACGGTCTACCAATATGGACTCATAGCACAATAGGTAGTGCGCTGGCCTTTTAACCCATGCGGTCTCGGTTCAAATCCGAGTGAGTCCTCCATTTGCGGGTATAGTATAAAGGTATTATGTCACGTTGCCAACGTGAAGAAGGTGGGTCAGTACCACCTATCCGCTCCAAACTTAGACCTTGTAGCAATAAAGGTCCAGTGGGTTGAGAGACCCATCTACGATAACAAGTTCGGGAGTGTCGGACTGCGGACGTGGTTTGAACAATCATGCGCCGAGACGATCAGAGCCGAATAGTTATCGTCAGTTTATCTCCACGTATCCGCCGGCGCTACGAACGTCGAGTAAGGTAACTGGAACGAAAATGCAGGTTCGACTCCTGCCGTGGAGGCCAGTTTAGTGGTGCCTATCGTTTATTGATTTAGGGCCGATAGGTTAAATGGGAGCATGTGTCAACAGCCACTAATATATAATGCTGGTAGGTCGGCAAGATGTCGAGGAGTCCTCATAAGGCTTTAAAGGTTGGTTTGATTCCAACTATCAGCACCAAGAGTTATTGCGGTCAGGTGGTCTGGTGACCATTCTTGTCTCATAAGCAAGAGAGCGAGGTTCGATTCCTTGGTCCGCACCCAAGTTTGCTTCGCAAGCATTTAGGGGCGATGTCCGGGTCTCCAAAACCCGTTAGTGGGGTTCGAGTCCTCAGCGAAGTGCCAGTATAATCTGGGTATGGCTCAATTGGTAGAGCATCCCGTTTGGGGCGGGAAGGTTGTTGGTTCAAGTCCAGCTACCCAGACCATTTAGAGAAGGTGACAGATATGGATAGAGAACAGTTGAAAATGCAGGCAATCTTTCGGCTTGTTGTGTTCTTTGCTATCGCTATTGTGGTAGGATTCATTGTAAGTGATATTAATATTTTAATGAGTCAGTAACGGAGGGTGAAGCAGGTGGGACTTGTCCTGGTTTGCTAAACCAAGGGTATCCTTAGGGGTATGCGGATCGAGACCGTCGCCCTCCGCCACGGAGTAAGTAACAGGCAAGGAGTCTGCACCGCTTGGAAAGCGGATGGTTCCCGAAAGGGAATAGGTGTCGGATACCTACTACTCCGCCAGTTTATGGATAAGTAAGTCAGTGGGACTGGCCTTCGTTTCGAAAACGAAAGGAGCCGAGAGGCTTGGGGATCGAGACCTCACTTATCCGCCAGTTATGCGGGATTAGTTCAATGGCAGAACACCTGTTTTACACGCAGGGTGTCGGTGGTTCGATTCCATCATTCCGCACCAATATATGCGCTTGTGGTCAAATTGGTAAAGGCGCTGGTCTTAGAAACCAGATTTTGCAGGTTCGAGTCCTGCCAGGCGCACCAAAGTTTAAATGGCCCGTGAGTCAGCAGGTGTGGACTCTAGCCTGTCACGCTAGGGAGAGGGGATCGATACCCCTACGGGTCGCCAATATGGGCGTGTGGCGCAACTGGGAGCGCAACTCCTTTGCACGGAGAAGGTTGGGGGTTCAAGTCCTCTCACGTCCACCAAAGGTCGCCGTGACCTCTGTAGCCGAAATAATGCCTGGGTGGGTTAGTCTCCATCGGCTCGGCGCAAGTCATGCCTCTCGGTCCTATTCGTGACTGTCTAGGATTTGCAGGAGAGAGGGCGCTGTTGAGGAGCAGCAGGCAAGGGGTTGGGAGCCTCATCCTCACTTATTATGCTCGTATCGTCTAGTGGTCAGGACGACACCCTCTCAAGGTGTAGAGTTCGGTTCAAATCCGGATATGAGCACCATTTATGTGTCCCTGGTGTAGGTGATCCGCACGTCGGCTTGAAGTACCGAAGGACTTAGTTTGATTCTAAGGGGACGCACCATGCCCTCGTAGCCCAATTGGCAGAGGCAGTTGATTCAAACCCAACTTAGTGTCAGTTCAAATCTGACCGAGGGCACCAATTTGCTGGGGTAGTGTAATGGAAGCACCCGGGTTTGTGGAGTCCGGAGCCTAGGATCGATACCTAGTCCCAGTACCATTCGCCGCAATAGCACAGAGGTAGTGCATTCCCATGGTAAGGGAAAGGTCGTAGGTTCAATTCCTACTTGCGGCACCAGTTACGCCGGTTTAGTATAATGGCATTACAGTGGTTTCGTAGTCCTCTGATAGCGGTTCGATTCCGTTAACCGGCACCATTTACTTGACATTCCTTTTCGAATGTGATAGGATTAGACATAATGTGAAAGGAAAAGGAATGAATAAGGTTTGGATTTTTGATATTGACGGCACTCTTGCTGATAACGAACATCGTATGCACCATCTTGATAATGGTAAAAAGGAATGGGATGCGTTCTTTTCAAAGCAGCATTTGGATGAGCCTTATCAGCCTGTAATCGATGTGTTACACGCTTTGGCTAATGATCGTCCGGGTGATAAGGTGATTATCGTTACGGCTCGTGATGAACGGTTCCGTGAGGCCACTTTAGAGTGGGTCAATAAGCATATCCCGTGGATGTCGCATGATGATATGTATATGCGTCCTTTCGGCTTTCGTGGTAATGATGACCTTTTGAAGGTTGCGATTATCAAGAATTGGCTTGCTGCTAATCCTGGTTATACTGTTGGTGCGATGTTTGATGATCGTCACCGTATCATCGATGCCTGTCGTGCCGAAGGCTGGTATACTTTCGAGTGTAACCAGTCTCGTAAGGAGTTTTGATATGATTGACTTGACAAAAGAAGGCAAACAGTATATAGTGTTTATCAAGGATGGTAGCAATACATACCAAACGGCATTCTTAAATTGGAGTGATGTTGAAAGTTTCATTGCTATGAGTTCAGGAGTTTATAAGATTGTGTCGATGGAATGTTACGACATTCCGTTGACTGGTCTAAAGTTAAAGAGTTGATGTCCCTTAGCTCAAAGGTAGAGCAATCGCTTGATAAGCGATAGACGAAGGATCGATACCTTCAGGGACAACCATTATGCCGAGACCGCCTGAGTGGACGGGCACCCGACTGTAAATCGGACGCTTATAGCACGGTAGGTTCGAACCCTACTCTCGGCACCAAATTTTGTTCGGGGATAGTTTAATTGGTAAAACTATGGTTTCTGGGTCCATCGTTCTTGGTTCGAGTCCAAGTCCCCGATCCAATCTAACAAGGATATATCATGCATAAAGTTTTTACTACTATAGCCGTATTCATTACCCTCACAACCACGGCCGCTGCCGACCCGTTATCCGATTTTTTCGGTGGTCTCTTTGGCGGTCAGTCTCAACCAGCACAGACAGTCAAAGGAAAAAGACATGGTAAGAGCGTTTCTCCACGTTATGATAACGATTATAATGGCGATTATGCTGGGAGCAATTCTGGTGGCAGCCGCATGGTTGCTTCATTTTACGGGCACGGTGAACGGCTCTCAAGACATACGGCGTCAGGCGCAGTTTTCAATCCTTCTGCCCACACAGCAGCACATCGATCCCTTCCATTCGGAACCCACCTAAGAGTTTGTCACCATGGTTGCACAACTGTTGTCGTTAATGACAGAGGTCCTTTCGTTAGAGGCCGCTCCCTTGATTTGTCTTATGGTGCCGCTCGTGCTATTGGCATGGGTAGCACTTCAAGTATCTCCGTCCAAAGATTAAACTAAATAGGTTCACACACCTATGGGTTTAATCAATGTGTATCATAGCAGCAAAGTATTTTAAGAATACAGGTTGGGTTCTAGCAAAGAACCGAGATCAAGATTATGTCTCGCATATCTCATTCAGGGATGAACCTAATGATAAAGTGGGTGAAATCTTGGTCATGTATGACCATGATATACATTATCAAGAAGGTATGAATCATAATGGACTTGTGATCATTACCACCAGTCTAACTCCCTCTCTAAACGGTGAAACAAACAAGGAAGACGGAAAGAATATCTTAGCGGCACTCCAGATGAAACAAGAGGATGCCGTTAAGTTCCTTGTTGGCCAGAAGATGACGGGTTTTATCTTTGTTGCTACACCAGAAAAGTTGGTGGTAATAGAAGCAGCAAAAGAAGATAATGGCAAAGGCGAATACAAGTCTGTCGTTTCAGTCATGCAGAAATCTAAAACCATTGTTAGAACCAATCACGGTATCAATTACCCTTGGGCAGGTTTCCAATACGGTGTAGATGAAAAGCAAGATATCTGGAGAAGGTCCAGCGAATCCAGAAAGAGAATAGCACAGAAAGCAGTAGAAGGTACCAACACACCAGAGGAAATGCTTGATGCTCTTGCTTCTAAGGTTGCTGATGACCTACAGATGAATTGCTTCCGTGTCGAGAACAAACCTAGACAGATGAGAACCATCTTCCAATGGGCCTTGGTACCATCGGAAGGTATTGCTATTATCAGACCTGTTCAAACCAAACTAAATCTAAAAATCACTCCTCACAAACTCAATGTGAAGGTAATGGACAACGAGATCCTTAAGAAAACCTATGATGGTAGGATCAGACACTTTTCCAAAATCGATGTTGAAAATGGTGGTACGGAAATCAAAACTACCATTAAGGAAAGCCTAAAAACCTTTTCGGAATATATTGACATTCCTGATCCCCTTTGATATAATCCAAATATGATGATGAAAGGGAAACGGAATGCCAGTTGCCTATTTTGAATACTCCGATCTTGATACGGAAGAAATGATTGAGGAACTTGAGTCTCGTGGTTTCGAGGTGAACAATTCCTCAGACGCAATATATGATCTTTACCGTGACTATATAGACAGTAAGGATTTTGATGAAAAACTAAAACAGTTTTTCCGTGACCAGTTAGATGTTATCGTTCGATAAAAGGAACACTGAAATGAGAAAACAAATTATTGCATTGGTCGCCGTCCTCGGATTGGCGTTCGCTACTGCTGCGCCCGCCAAGGCGTGGTACGGCGGTTGGGGTTACGGCGGATGGGGATATGGTGGAGGTGCTATTGCTGGAATGGCAGTAGGTGGCCTTCTTGCTGGTGCTATGATGGCCCAGACATATGGTTATCCTTATGCTTACGGTGCACCGGTTTACGGCGGTTATGGATACGGTTACGCACCTGTCTATGCTGCACCTGTCGCTGTTCCTGCATATCGGGCACCTGCTGTTAAGAAGCAGATTATCATCAAGAATAGTCCTGGTGCCACCGTGTATGAGGAAGATGACATCTTCGGTGGTTGGTAATATGTGCTACTTCACTATCACATCCGACATTCAAAACAAAGATGGTCATATGCAGGCTATTATGATCATCGATGCTGATAATGAAGAATATGCCAAACGTGAGTATATCAAAACCTTTAATCTACCAAACTTTGATATACAAGAAGGCATACATATAGCAGATGGATTTGCGGACCTCGTGACCGCACCTATTAAGAAAATGATCACTAAGTATAAAAGTGGTAACTCTGACGTTTCGTTGGTTAGTTACTGTAACTCGGTTCATACCAAATATCCAGAGGAATGACAATGCGAAACGTTATTATTGCAGTTGTGGGTTTTATGCTAGGTTCGGCTTTCTTCCAGTATGTCAATCATGCTCATAGTGCAGAAGCACCTAAGAAGGAAGAACTTCCTTGTGCCTCTAACAAGGACATTGAAAAGATTATGAATGACAAGGGATATGCCCTGTTACTAAATATGACACGCAAGGAAGATAACAAAGAAGGTGTTATCGAAACGGTCTGGATCGGCGGCGAGAATATCGTCGTTACAGCAACCGTGCCTAAAGGCGAGACCAGTTGCCTGATTGCGAATATGGGTAATGTTATTGTTAACCCGAATGCCATTGAGGAGATTTGGGAAAACTACAAGAAGCAGACTAAACAGAAGGACATCTGAGAATGGCATGGGGTTATCATCTAGTCCTTGATTGCTATGAAGGCGACAAGGAACTCATTACAGACGGAAAGAACATTGCCGCCTTTGCGAAAGCATTAGTGCAGCGTATTCATATGAAGGCCTATGGTGAACCGCAGGTCATCCATTTCGGAGAAGATGACAAGCAGGGTTATACTCTGGTTCAGTTGATCGAAACCTCCAATATCTGTGCCCATTTTTGTGATGACACAGGCAATTTTTACCTTGATGTTTTCTCATGTAAGCCCTATGAGAATGCCGTGGTAATTGAAACAGTTAAACAGTTCTTTGCTCCTAAAAAGATCATTGACCGTTATATAGAAAGGCAGTAACGATGAAGAGGTTGGACTTGGATGAAGTCAGAGACTTTATCGAAAATACCTCCGAGTCCACCCACATTTACATCGGTGCAGATTCGGAAAGACACAAGCGACATGGTATTTGGTGGGCAGACTACGCAACCGTAGTTGTTGTCCATTATGATGGTAACCGAGGTGCTAAGATTTTTGGTGAGATTGTTACCGAACGTGACTATGATCAATCTCGTGATAAGCCTCGTATGAGACTTATGAATGAGGTAATGAAGGCAGCACAAATGTATTTGGACTTGGCCGAGTCTATTGGTGATAGAAAGTATGAAGTTCATATCGATATCAACCCAGACTTTAAGCATGGTTCATCGTGTGTAATCAATGAAGCAATGGGATATATCAAAGGCATGACTGGTGTTACGCCTAAGGTTAAACCATCTGCTTGGGCGGCATCCATTGCAGCAGACAAATTTCCAAGTTTGTAACGCTGGCGCCTAAATAGAATTATACAGGCTTGCGATCTTGCGGTCTGTATAACAGTCGCCTGACCACGGATGTAATGGCAGGCGGCATCTAACTCCTCCTCGTCAGACTTCGGTCTAAATCAATCCCACAATTTATTCATCTTTCGTTCCTTGTGGAGCATTGTGCGTGGAGGCATAACAGAAAGGTACTATAATGAAGAAGGTTTTATTTGCTCTCTTTACGGTACTTGCGTTATGCGGTACCGCAGAAGCAAGAAGCCGCTATTCAGGCAATCACGTTGCCGAGGAACCAGATTTCATCACCTCTATTCTAGGTGGTGATAACTGGGCCGTCTCACCTCAGCCACGTTTTAAAAACAAGAGACAATCCATGGCGTATAAGCAGGAGCAAGAAGATCATTGGGGTTTCGGTCATGCTTCAAACTCCTTAGTCGCCCTAGGCTATGACTTACAGCATAGAGGTTTCCGTGTATCGGAACATCCAAGATTTGGTGGCGTTCATCACGTTCATCATGGTTGGGCGCACTATGCTGGCCGTGCCATCGACATCAATGTGGGTCGTGGCGTGGTTGAAGCACGTTCTGGGTATGCACATAGATTTGATTCCCTTGCTCAAGAATTAAGAAGCGAGGGATATACGGTGTTGTGGCGTGTGGCCGGACACTACAATCATATGCACGTTCAGCGATAACAAGGAGGGCGGTAGAAATACCGCCCTTTTCTTTTGCCTATATATCCCGTAGTGGGGTATTACTATGCTAGAACTTGATAATCTTTGGGCAAAGAGAAGAAAAGTATCCGAAGAAAGAATGAAGATTTGTCGGGAGTGTGAGTATTTCAAACCATCGACTAGTCAATGTAAGAAGTGTGGTTGTTTTATGAATGGCAAGACAATGTTCATGGACTCAAAGTGTCCTATCGGTAAATGGGACAAACACACGGAGGAAAAGTAATGGCATTTCTATTCCGAAATTATTGGCCAACACCAGAACCAGGTTATCTATCAATTCATAACTTTGGCAATGGTGCTGATGGTAAACCATATTCATTTATGGTGTGGAACTCAGGTGACAATCGACATTTCTATCAAGAGGATTACCACGACAACAAGTGGACCTCCACTTGGGTGATGGACTATCTTGGAGAACGAGGAGTAACCGAGAGTGCCGACATCTATCCAAGACGAGCATATCAGTTTTGGACGACCTACCGAACAACGGCCTTCACTAAAGGAAAAGAGATTTTCTGGGGTGGTCTACAGAATATCGGTGACGAGTTTAACGCACCTATTCAGATCGATCCTATTGCTTCAACAAAGTTTGAAGTTGGTACACCAGGAAATCAAAGAGTAAAGTTTTGTAACCAGTATAACCTAATGCTAGGTTATACCGACGTTATTGAGATTGAATATGATCAATCATTCGGTTCTGGTAAGGCCGCTGGTTGGAGAGCATGGCACGCCAAAGGTGTCGGCATCATTCAGATCCAATGGCGATATGATGGTAAAGATATTGGTGGAACTATTCCTTGCACTGTATCTACCGCTAAAGGTAATATTGTAAACAAGTATCCTGTATTAACGTAAATAAGTTCGATATCGCACATGACAGACACAAAAACACGTTCACCGTGTGCGTTATCAAACATTAATAAGTGAAAACAGACACTTAGTTCTTCTAAATATATTTGTAAGCGAAAAGATTTCGTGATTCGAATTTAAAGGAGAACGAACATGGCAACAGCAACATTCAAAGATCCAAACCACAAAGATACACCACTACTAATCGGCTTGATTGGTTTGTTAATGCTAATCACATCAAGTGTTCATGCATCACCACTATCAACCGCTGAATATACTGCCATGGATACACCAACAATCAAGGTGGAAAAGGTTGGTTGTTTCGTTACACCAACTCCACAAATGGCTGCTAGAGGTGAGCGTTTCTATAAGGAGGGATGCTAATGAGAACCCACGATGTAGAAGAACCAATCTTCGGATTCTTTTTTGGACTATTAGTCCTTACAGGAATCTCTTATCTCTATTATGCCGTTCTTGCCGGATTACTAAATCTATTATTTTAGGAACTTCTTGACTTCCTAAACTCCCTCGTATATAATGATATTATGAAAAATGTGAATGTAGGTATTCTCCATACTCTTGCGAAAGTGGCTGCTGCTAATCCCGGTCTAAGGGAAAAGTTTGCGGCTGCTGTCGTTTGCCGTAACCGTATCGTGTCTATCGGCATCAATAGTATGAAATCCCATCCGATGCAGGCCAAGTATTCCAAGAATGAACATGCTATCTTTCTACATGCGGAAGTGGCGGCCATTAAGAATGCCTTGCGTGAAATGGACGTGGATGACCTTTCTAAATGTGATTTGTATATTGCACGAGTAAAGAAAGAGAAACCGTTTACCAAAAAGTTTGTATGGGGTTTGTCTAAGCCGTGTCCGGGTTGTGCCAGAGCAATCGCCGAGTTTGGTCTAAAAAGAACGATATACACTTGCGACGATGGAGATTATGAGGTGGTGGAATGATGCAAATCATTGAAAAACCTATGGCCCATACAAGCAATCTCAATAACGGATATACCATTGGTATAACAACCAAAAAGAACTCCGAGATATTGGACGTATATTGTAGAGAAGGTGGCAACCTTTATATGGCCATGTTAGAAGAAGGTGATATAGAGGTTGTTCGTAACTTCATAGCAACCTCATCATATCAGAACATGGATTCCATACAAAAGAAACCTTTTAGGTTTATCACAAGAGTAGAAACAACACAACCGAGTTGGTGGACTCCAGCACACGGTCCATTCTTTCCTTCTAACTACTATATCTTTGAGGTGTTACAATGAACGAGACAATGGAAGAAAAACTGGCACAGTCTCTATTTGAGCGTGGTGCTGAAAAGTGTTTTGATAAGAATACCCGTGTTGCCTTTTGTAAGAAGTATCTTATTGATCAGGGTATTGATATCAACCCACCGAAACCCGCAACACCAAACTATTCTTTACAAGACCTACAAAACTTTGGTAGAGAAGAAACATACACTTTCCACGCCAGAGAAGCAATCGACGAATTAAAACTTCGCCAAATGGGTCAGTCCGAGATATCGATGTTTAAATCGAGTGTGACTGATAGTTTGATCCGAAAATTGTCACATGATCTTTATAAAACTGGTTTCATTCGTATAGAAGAAATGAAAAACTATGCAAATGATAGCACGGATATTCTTGTCGCAATCAAAGCAGCAAAGTGGGATTTAAAATGACCGATCTACCTTGTAAAGACTGTAAGTTTTGTAAGCCGGATTGGTTCTTTCTTCCTATATTCAAAAACTATGAGTTTGCCAAGTGTCATAGGCCTGGTAACTATGAATCCGATGTCGTGTCTGGACATCTGGTCTATAAAAGAGGATTCTGTGATATTGACAGAAAGTATGACCATTTGTGTGGTATCGAAGGAAAACACTTTGTACCTAAGCGTAGCAAAGAGGTTAAGTATTATGATATTGTGGAGAAGCAAAAGAAAACTCAAGAACTGATGGACAAGATGTATTCGGACTTGAAAAAGGCCGGTGCCAGAGTTTATGAGGGGATTGATGCATATACTGTACCGGGTAAACCAGGTCACTTTTGTTTGAAAACTCTTAAAGAGAAATACCTAAGTGGCGAGGTTTCAGAGATCGAGAAAGAACTTCAAGAGAAAGAGATTGCTTTCAAGGAGCAGATTACCGCACAGGTAAGAACCGATGTTAAGAAAGATGCTGCCACTCTTATTCGTAATAAGTATAAGGGTCAGAAGTTGATTATGGAAAAGCCAGAGTCTCTGGCCAAACTGATTGAGGACATGAAATGACAAAAGAGATTCGTAGATACAAAATGGATACAATGAATGATCTAGGTGTTGCCAACTTTGTAAGGGTAGACCTACCAAAGGGTGCTAAGGTTATCAATGTATCACATACATGGCCGTTTGATGATAACTATATCAATATTCATGTTATCGTGAACCCAGAACATAAACTGAAAGAACGGTGGTTTGCTGTCTATTGTGAAGAAGTTCCACTGGAAGACTATGAGAAGAAAACATTTGAGTATATCGGGATGGTGAATGGTCCCCGTCTCTATCACGTTTTTGAGGTGCATGACTGATGGCTATTAATATAAACGCAATGAAAGGTGCCATGCAGGCCGGCGTGGGCCAGATAGGTCAGTCACTACCTAGTGGTTATGCCACACATTCTCATGGCCAGCAACCTGCTAACCCTACATTCGGAGATTTGTGGACTGACGACGCAGGAAGCATGTATATCTATACTCAAAGCGGCTGGGTAGAAACATCTGGTGCCATGACCGGTGGGTCGGTTCGTGCCTCAATCTCTAGTGTAGGCGATCTTTCGGTAGGTAATGGTCAGTCATACGCATTTCACAACCCACCAACAAATGTTATTGCTATCGAAACCAAACTTGGTAGAGTTGGTGTCAATGTCGAAACTGGTGATATTACTATACCTGTAGGTGTCGGACGTGACGAAGCGGTCCGTGAGTTCTGGTTAGGATTTCAGAAACACTTTGTTCCTTCTAATAAGGCAAAGTATGAGAAAGAGATTGCAGGTCTCAAGAGAGACTATCAAAGACTTGAAACTTACTATAAAGACAAGTTGGTCAATATTGAAAAGGACGCAGCAAAGCCTATTATTGAAAAGGTCAGAAAGAAGTATGGTAACGAGAAGTTCATCATGGTCAAGCCGGAAGACTTGGTCAAGTTTATTGAGGAGGCATAATGAAGTATAAAACTCCGTTGAGATATCCTGGTGGAAAGTCCAAGGCCATGAACAAGATGGCACCTTACTTTCCACCAACGGATAGTGTGGTGCATTATAGAGAACCGTTCCTTGGGGGCGGTTCTGTTGCCCTATGGATGACACAGAACTATAATCCAGAAACCGTATGGGTGAATGACCTGTATTGGCCTCTCTATAACTTTTGGATTCATTTACAAAAGGTACCCACCCTGTTGTCTGATGAATTGAAAGAGGCCAAACTAGATAACAGTGACGAAGATAAGGCCAGAGTCCTATTTCAGGTCAACAAAGAAATACTTAACAATCCGGATGAAACTCCTTTACAGAAAGCAAAGGCATTTTGGATTGTCAATAAGTGTTCTTTCTCTGGTCTCACCGAATCCTCGTCCTTCTCCAAGATGGCCTCTAATGGTAACTTTACTCTAAAAGGCATCGAGGATCTAAAAGAGTATGGTAAGATTATCAAAGATTGGAAGATCACCAATCTATCATATGAGGAACTACTAAAGGGTGCCGATGATGATACATTCATCTATCTGGATCCTCCGTATGAGATTGGTTCTAATCTATATGGTAAGAAAGGTAATATGCATAAGGGATTTGACCACGACCTGTTTGCCGCAGAGTGCAACAATCCTACCCTGGCGAACATTGCTATCTCCTATAATTCGGATCAGTCGGTCAAAGATCGTTTCCCAGAGTGGAATCAGAATGACTTTCCTCTGACCTACACCATGCGGTCAAACTCTGCCAACTATCGTCAGAACCAGCCAAAAAGATTAGAGTTATTGCTTACCAACTACGACTAAATATAAGAGAATTAACTCTTATAGGACTTCGTATGCCAATAACTGCGATCACAAGAAAAGATGAGGCCGAACTTAAAAAAACGGTCTCTCCTTATACATATGAAATTGCTTCACAGTCTACAAAAACAACATCGTTGGTAATTCGTGCTGAAACAAAAGAACGTGCCAATGTCAAAAAAGATGTTGAAAAGAAACTCAACAAAGTTGGGTATATGTTCGTCAAAGGATCCGGCGGAAGCATTGGTACAACCGATGTCCTATTCACAGGTCATACGATTAAAATATCATACAAACCTACTGCTGGTTCTGGTGGTATGGGAGAAACAACTCTAAACTCCACAATCACAGAACTTGTACCTATTCTTGCTTTCAATGCTGGTCTTAGATATGGACCTGGACAAAGAAATGTTGTAAGAGATATCAACCAACTCTATAAATCCATCAGCGAATCGTCGGATACCAGTGTGTATGTAACTAATGACGATCAAAAGGCTGGTGCCAAGTTCATCAAGCAAATGACCTCCTCTTCCAAGTATAAAGAGAAGATGGAAGCAGCAATGGGTGTTCTACAGTTCCTTTCGGAAAAGAACAAAGAAGTACCAATCAAAAAACTATATTGGGGTTACAGATCAAAGCCAAAAGGAGTTCCTAACACACACAAGGGAGATATCTTTGTTGAATTTTCTGGTGGTGGTATGTTAGGTGTATCCGTAAAAGCAGGATCGGTTTCATCAAAAGAACCACAGTTAAACACCTATGTCGGTAAGATGTTTGATGATCTAGGATATGCGGAAGATAAGAAGTTACTGATAGACAACGTGTATAAGAAGGTTCATGCCACACTAGGCCTGACCTCTGACTGGCAAGAAAGAAACAACAAACCTGCTGCCGTCAAAACCATATCAGCATTTGAAAAACAGCATAATGTTAAATATGAGGCACTTTATGATAAGATGCTTGAAATGATTAGACAGGCAATCATTGCTGCCTTCAACAAAGATTTGGCGGTATCCAAAAAGTATATTGAAACGCAGATCATTAAAAAAGAACAATCGGTACCTTTGATCGTGGTTAAAGGTCTATCAAAGAGTTATACCTTCATCACCGATGAAAACTCTATTGAAAACTTCTTACCACAAGTTACAAGTATTACGGCTTATGCTTCTAAGACTTCTAAACAGAATTGGCATATTGACCTAAAGTCAAAAGATAAAACCATTACTATGAACATGGCTGTCCGTTCTAATGCTGTTCCACCTAATAATAAGGTAGCACAGGGGTATAATTTGGCCATCAAATTCAATAGCATAAAGGTATCATAATGATTAGACTCAATCAATACCTCAAAGAGGCAGCAGCCGAGAAGGATCGCCATCTAACCCACATTGAAGATGCGGTGTTGGAAGGTGGTGTTGCAGGCACTCGTAACGCAATCAACTTTCTAATCTCTCTGAAAGATATGTTTGCTCTAAAGTCCGAGGAAGACCTGCTATCAGAGTCGCTTATTCTTCGTACCAAGTTTGATGGTGCTCCTGCTCTATATGCTGGTATCAATCCAGAGAATGGTAAGTTCTTTGTTGGTTCAAAATCCATCTTTGCTAAGAATGCCAAACTGAATTATACCGAGGCCGACATTCGTGCTAACCACTCCGGTGGTCTAGCGGAGAAACTATCACAGGCATTGAAATACCTACCAGCACTTGGTATTAAAGGTATCATTCATGGTGACTTTATGTTCTCCAAGTCTGATCTTAAAACAGAAACCATCGATGGTAAGAAGTATATTACTTTCAGACCAAACACTATTACATACGCCGTACCTGCTGACTCTGCTATGGCCAGAGAAGTATTAGCAGCACAGATGGGTATTGTGTTTCATACCTCTTACGAAGGTAAGACTATGGATACACTACAGACCCATTTTGACGTTGATATCTCTATGCTAAGAAAGAGTAGAAACGTTTGGTTTAGATCAAACAAGTTCTCTGATGTCACTGGTCGTGCTACGCTAACCCGTTCAGAGAATGCCAGACTTACCTCATTGCTGTCACAGGCCGGTTCTCTATTCAGAACCATTCCATCTTCACTACTAAATGAGATTGCTTCTAACTCCACATACCGTATTGACATTATGACTTTCAATAACCAGAAAGTCCGTGCTGGTCAATCATACGGAACTGGATATACCGCAGAACTTATAAAGTGGGTTGGAGATAAATATACCAAGAATATCGAAACTGCTAAGATGGCAGCAACCAAGCAAAAGCGTATCAACGAAAGAAACATTGTTCTACGTTGGTATCGTCAACATGCCTCCAATCTCAAAAAGATATTTGAGTTACAGAGAATATTGGTTGAGGCTAAAATGTTGCTTATTCATAAGTTTAATCAGTGTAATGACCTTGGCACATTCTTACACACTGCCGATGGTGGTTACAAGGTTACTACACCAGAAGGATATGTTGCTGCCTGGTCCACGGGCGGGGATGCTGTTAAACTGGTAGATAGAATGGAGTTTAGCAGAGCAAACTTCCTAGCAGTAAAGAACTGGGGTAAGTAATGGATAAAGAAAAGAAACCAGTACCTGTTGTCAAGACAATCAAGAAGATTGTTAAGAAAGCACGGGAAAAAGAAAAGACTAAATAAACAATAACCCGCAGAGGGAGAAGAATGAAAAAGATTGTATTCACATTTGGCCGTTATAACCCACCAACCGTAGGCCATGCCGAACTAATAATGTATGCGGTAAAGTATGCCCAGAGAACTGGTGCCGAACACCGAATTTATACCTCCCAATCACACGACCCAACCAAGAATCCTCTGTCACCACGAGAGAAGATGGCCTTTCTGCGCCAGATTTTCCCTGGTGTAAACTTTGTGGATGACCCAAGGATGAATACCGCCTTTGCTATTTGTAAGAAACTAGCAGATGAAGGTTACGAAGATGTTACCTTTGTGGTCGGTGATGACCGTGTAGTAGAGTTTTCCAGATCACTTGGTAAGTATGTCAAACCAAAGACTGCCAAAGACTTTAATCCAAAGATTAATTATCCATTCAAGAATTTTCAGGTCGTATCATCTGGTGCCCGCAAGAAAGGTATTTCAGGTACAGACCTTCGTGCGGCCGTCCGCAAGGGTGACTTTGCTACCTTTGCCAAGGCATCCGCTGCCAGAGACAAATCATTGGCACGGAAGATATTCTCGGCAACCAGATCACAGTTAAGGGAAGATGTTTCTACAGGAATATCTCGCAAAGATTTCCATGAGAAGTTAATGTCCTTTGTTGACTTCACTTGTGATCATCTTGGTATTGACGAACAACCTACCATTCACTATAAGGATGACAAAGGAGAGGGTCAGCCTTCGTTTGCTGCATACTCACCAGGTACAAAGCAGGTGTATATCAGCACCAAGAACCGTCACCCTATGGATATCTTCCGTTCAGTAGCACATGAGTTGGTGCACCATAAACAGAACCTAGACGGAAGACTAGGTAAGAACATTGCTAAAGAAGGTGCCACTGGTTCTAAGATTGAGAACGAGGCCAATTCCGAAGCAGGTAAGGTTATGCGTTATTATGGTAGTTTGAATCCAGGTTACTTTGATATGCAGTATGTGACCGAAAAGGCAATCATTCTCGCCGGTACCCCTGGTTCCGGCAAAGATAAGATTTTGAAGGAGGCCATTCTACCTTGTGGTTTCTCGGAGATAAATGCGGACGAGTTCCATAAGTCCACATTAGAAGGTAATGTGGTTATTAATGGTTCATTCGATTATGATAGAGTAAAGGGTATCAAGGAGTCACTTGATGCCAGAGGTTATAAAACAATTATGGTGTTTGTTAATACCAGTAACGAGGTTTCAAAACTAAGAAACGAGGCTCGTGCTGGTAAAGGTCGTGTCATTTCAGAAGGTATCCGCTTTGGTAAGTGGAAAGATGCACAAGACGCACTAAACAAATACGACCAGTTATTTGAAAAGGTCATCGAGGTCAAGAATGACCTAGACCTAAACCAATCAGAAACAGTTATTCAGGAAACATATCAAAAGTTAATTGACTCGGTAACTTCCGAGATTGATGAATTTGTTACGACTGATAATGATCGTAAGTTCCAGTCTATGTTGGAGGGATATACAGATTTCTCCAATAACAATAGAAAGATATTGGTTGGTGGTGCAGGTAACTGGGCAACCCAGAAACTAACAGACAGATATGCTAAAGATACCCCAGGTCAGGAACCTGGTCCACCCAAACCTATGAGAGTATTAGAATTGAAACAGAAAATTGCAAGAGGCCAATCTGCGGCACCTATTGGTGGCGACAGAATTGGTGACGAAGCAGGACTACCAAAGAGTCCTGGATTCGGTGATAATCAGAGCATTGATACCAATGGACTTGATAGACAGATTAGCAGACAGAGACTAGATCGCTGGATGCAAAGTGAAGAAACCAAAAAGCGTTTCAAAGCACGTTATGGTTCTCTTTCAGAACAGAAAATGAAAGAGACTGCTGAAAAGTTGGTCAGAATTGAAAGTCTAACAGACCCGTTTGACCCAGGTAGCGGGACAGTTCCTGCTACCACCGGAAATGACGATGTTCGTCCTAACATGGCAGCGGCTGATGATGAAAAACGTTCAATATTCGGTAAGAAGAAATTTAAGAAAGCTAAATAATAGGATTATATTATCCAATTCAACTAACAAGGAAAACTAAAATGTTTGGAAACAATCCATTTCTAACCAAGAAAGACCCTCTTGTTCAAGCGGTCATGGAAGCAAGAAAAGATGGCGATATGCGCCGTCAGGCCGAGGCCCTTGTCAACGAACAGTTTGGTGTTTATTCACGCAAGGCAGTCATTCGTGAAAACCTTGCTGCTTATGACGCCGCACTAGAGTCAACCTATCTTGACCTTAAAGAAGGTAAGAAGCCAAACGATGGCAATCTTGCTAACAACTATCCTCCATACGACAAGGTTACCCGTGGTGACGTTGTTGCTGGCCGTCTAGGTAAAGACCAGATGGGTGGTAAGAAAAAGATGGGCGAAGGCCTTGATGTTGTACCAAGAGATTATTCTGGTAAAAGCACAGTCACACAGGATCGTGACCCTAAAGCCACATCTTATGACAAGACACTACCAAAAGAATATCCGGGCGCCGCATCTTCAACTGCTCCTAATAACCCAACTTCACAGCGTATGCAGAACATGGTCAAAGAAGATGGTGTAACTGCTCCTAAGGATTGGGCAATGAAGCGCCAGCCAAACAAGGGTGCAGTAGTTAAGGCACCAGTTCCAGGTGTTTCTATTGCAGAAGGTGTTTCTCGTAAGCATTTCCAGCAGGTTGCAGACCTAATCAAGGGTCATGAATCACAGGAAAAGAGAAACGAACTTGCTTCACATCATGCAGGTATCTTTGCAAAGCAGAACCCACGTTTCAACCACGAAAAGTTCCATGCTGCTGCCGGTTCAACCGCACATCAGCCAAAGACAGTAAAGGAATCCGTTCTTGCTGCTGTTCGTGCAAAATTCGTGAAGGAAGATCAGTCTTTCTAAGCGCACAGGAAACTGGTAAGTCGGTAAACGAGGTTGTGTCAATGGCACAACTAAAGGCATTTCAGGATAAGGTTGGAAACAAGAACGCTACATTGGGCCAGTATATGAATGCCCAACGTGGTCTAACTGCTCGTGCTGGCAGCCGTAATGATCCTTCTGTTATTCAGAAAACTCTAAAGAGTGGTGAACAGGCGTATAACCCATCCGCTCCTAAGGCTTCTGATACTAGTAGACCTACTACAAGTCCTGTGTCTAATACTCCTATACCAGGTAGTGCCGCAGAACCCGTACCATCGGAACTAAGACGTAGTTCCGCTGCTTCTAGTCCAGAAACCGCAAGTTTCAGAGGCAGAATGATACCACCTTCCGAAAGTGGATTAGGTAATTCACCTTCTTCACCAGAAGATGTTAAGAAACAGTATGGTACTCCTGCTGAATTGCAGAGAGATATTGAAAGCAAAAAGACACCTATGAAAGAAGCGGATGATCCTCGTCTAACTACACCATCACAAGGTGCCGGCGAAGGACTCCGTATGAAGCAAGGTGCCACTCCAAGCGATGGTTCTGGTACAGATGGTTCAACAGGTCCAGATAATGCAGCAACACTTTCTAAGACTACACCAAGTTCAAGAAAGTTGAGTGAGAGTGTTGTTATTGGTGACAATAAATATAGGATCGTATAATGAAAAAGAAACCCGACAGCAAGAAGATTGCCAAGGAAGATACAAAGGTGGCCTTGAAAAAGGCCGCCGATAAAAAACAACTAAACCCAGGAAAGACCCAGACTGGTCAACCTGCGGATCCTGTAGTTCAGAATCCCGTGGTCCCAGGCGTCGTTGGTCAAACTTATAACTAAAAAGGAAAAGAACAATGCCACTATGGGGTAATAAAGACAACGCTGCCAATTCAGACATTGCAGCACTTATGCAGGTCAATAAGGCAACAACTTCTGCCAATCAGACCTCACTATTCGAAAACGTTACAGCAAACGCTTTCTTCACCAACCAGATTATTGGTCAGTTCGCAGTTGATACAAACGAAATTCGTGCTGCTAATGCCAACAATAGAAATCATGCTCCTCACTCAGGTTGGGTCCTTCGCAAAGAAGGTACCGGTCTCCGTGCTGGTCGTGTAACCTACGAAGTTCTAGTTGCTACAGGTTCTATTGCTACAGATAACTCAGACGATACATGGTTCCCAGATTATGCAATCACAGTTACAACAAACCCAACAAGCAATAACTCTGCTACAGCAGGTAACCTAACATTTACCGCTGCTGCTACATCAACACCATCTGGTGCTTCAATTGTTTACCATTGGCAGAAGTATAATGGTTCTTCTTGGGCCAACGTTGCAAATACCGCTGGTCAGTATTTCAACAATACTTCACCAACATTTACTGCAAACAACCTAACCGCAAACGGCAACGTATTCCGTGTCCTAGTAACCGCAGTTGGTGCTAACGCAGTAACATCTGGTTCAGCAACAATTACACTACACCCATAAGGAGTGAAATAAATGAAATCATTCCGTAATTTTATAAGTGAAGAGGTACTACCATCCGTTCAAGTTAAGGATGGTAGTATCGACCTACGCAATCCAACTGTTATGGCTTCCATTAATGCTGCACTAACCAGCGTTACTGCACAGCCAGCAGTTACCCCTTATGTTGTTTATAACCGCATTTCAAAACTACTTTCACAGTTCCATATCACTATGCCAAGAAAATTCTTGGACGGTGACAAGGGTGTGGAAGTATTTGAAGTTAAGCAGTTCGGACATAAGATGGGTATGACCGATCAGGGAGAGTTTATCAACGAGGTTCCAGCAACCTACTACCTCTTCCTTCAGTATAATATGTCACCATCATTGGTGTCATTCACATCCGTTGATCCATCTATTCTTTCAACGGGTGGTATGTTCAAGGTAATGGCCAGAATTGTTGACAAGGTGGAACTAGACAGACTTCTAGACATGGCAGAGATTGTTATGAAGGAAGATGCCGAATACCGCCGCCTCAAGCGTCGCGCGCGCGAGGTTCTGGCGATCGACGAATTGACCGACGCGGACGCCGCCGCCATCGCAAAGGCTATGGCCCCTAAAGAAGAACCACATACTGCAATAGGTGACTGTGACTGCAATCAAGGTAGATCACCAAGCACCAAGAAGGCAGTGGCAACAAGCCAAAGAAAAAGTTTAGATGAAGCACCAGAAACCATGGGTGACGTTGCCAAGAATAGGGAAGGTCACCCAAATGTATTTCATTCGGATGTAACATATAAATCATCTGCTGAAAGAATGAAGGCTGGTTCACCTGCTTATGATCCACATCGCACTGAAATTAAAAGAGTAGATGAAACCCGTATGCCCGCTTCTGTTATCAAGCATAAACAGCGCATCGCTAACATGACACCAGAAGAAAAGGCTAAGAAGTTCGCTGGTAAATCAGAAGAACAACTAAAGTCAATGGCTCGCCGTCATGGTTATGGCAAAGACAGCAATGAGTATTCAAAGCATGGTTCTTTTGAAAAGAAAGAACAGGTTGATGAAGCAAGAATGAGCGACCGTTTTGTTGCCAATGTTAAAAAAGGCGACGATAAAACAATGGGTGCTATCAAAAGTGCTATTAAGGGTTATAACAAGGCCCATGGTACCAAGCACCGTGCTGATGTTGCTGGTCGCCTAGGTAAAGATAATCCAAATGCTTCTAAGTATGGTGATAAGCGTAAGGGGCAACTTGGCAGATCAAAGATCCGTCAGGGTGATGCTTCATCTTCTGATGTCTACCTCCGTCCTAGGGAGAGAGATTATTCAAAGCCAGACTTTGGTTATAAAGATGATAACGAACATACTCGTAAGATCAAGCATGGTATTATGAACAAGTTAAAGAAGAAGCATGTCAAGGAAGAAAAAGGTGACAGACTAACTCCCGGTTTTGCTAATCGTAAAGACTTTGATACTATTGCTAAAGAGATTGGTACTGGTCAGGGTGGTATGACAATGGTTAGTAAAGCACCTCAAGGTGGCGAGTCCAAGCAACAGACAATCTATCCTATGAGTCCAAAATCTACCAGCAGAGTTGCTCCTGATGATGTTGAAAAGAAACTTGATACATCTACACCAGGTAATCCTCAGGCTGAAAGAAACCGTGACCTTAAAGAGAAACTAACCAAAGGTATGTCCGCTGGTAAAGTTATCTCCGACTTTGTTCATTCAAAAGATCCAAAGTTCAAAGGTAAATCTACCAAAGAACGTCAGAAGATGGCTCTAGGTGCCTATTACGGTATGCATCCAGAAAAGTCCAAGGTGAATGAGGATCAAATGGACGAGGCCATGGGTTCTATCAAGAAAGCATCTGCTTTTCGTACCATGAAACGTAAGGTTTCTACCCAGGTAAAAGCGGGTCTTGGTGTTGAAGGTGAATCAAAAACCATTCAAGTAACAAGAAAGAATGATCCTTCTCGTAAGGTTCTTCGTATTGCCAAAGATAAGTTTGACGCCACAAGATACGTTAAGGTGTAATGTTTGATGATCTAAATGATGATAACTTTTTGATATATGCTGCCAAGGCCTATGATAAACCACATATTATTACAAGTGAATTTGAGGAGGACCTAAAGCGTTTAAAGTATGTCAAAAGGTTGTTGAGAAAGTATAGACAAACTGGAGACTTTAAGGAGAGGCTGATCCTAAACCATGTGATCATCCTCTCCAATGTCTTTGGTGTAGAACCCACGGTCAACATGCTTTTCTTTAAAGTTGACCCCGATGATTACCCACTTTTAAAGACAATCCTTATCTTTTTAAACTATATGCCTAAGAGATTAACTATCTCGTTTAATAAATACCGTATAAGACAGGAAGAGATATTGGTTGATCTTGATATCGCCGATAAACTGAGGAATCTACAATGATTGAAGAAGATGCTCCGACAAATAGCGCAGGCGGAGGTGGTATTGCTGGCATTGGAGTTGGCAGTCATGGAGAACCTCCTGTATCTGTAAAGACTCAACGAAAGATCCAAAAGAGACAAAAGACACCATCTAACGATGTCATTATGGCATACTTTAGACGTAAGGCACCCGTTCTAGCAGAAGATACATTTGCTGGTGCAATGGTCTTTGAGGTTTCACCTGGTGTATTTCACGCTGCCAAGATGGAAAAGCGTAAGCACAAAACCTGGCGCAAGTATTTAGAAGAGGATGATTGTCTAGCAGAGGTTAGAGAATATGCTAACAAGAATCCTGGCCGTCCGATCATTCTAAAGAATAAGAACACAGGCGAAATGACATATGCCAGATATGGCAAAAGGAGATAAGAATGAGTTTAGTCATCACACCAGAGTTGCTAAGAAAAGTTGCTGGTGCTCCAGTTAACAAAGAAGTTACCGAGGGTCTAGCAAAGTTCCTGCCAAAAGAAATGGAAAAAGCAGGCATTACTACTAAGTTAAGAATTGCTCACTTTCTAGCACAACTAGGACACGAGAGCGACCATTTTAGAACACTAAGAGAGTATGCGTCAGGTGCAGCATACGAAGGTCGTAGAGATTTGGGTAATGTAAAGGCCGGTGATGGTAAAAGATTCAGAGGACGTGGTCCTATTCAGATCACAGGTCGTGCTAACTATGAAAAGTATGGTAAGAAACTAGGTATTGACCTAGTAAAGAAACCCGAACTGGCAGAGACCCCAGAGGTCGGTGTTAAGATTGCCATTCTTTATTGGACAGATCATGGACTAAATGCGTTTGCCGATAAGGATGATATTAGGGGCATCACTAAACGTATTAATGGTGGTTATAACGGTCTCAATTCAAGAATAGCGATGCTGGAGAACGCAAAGAGAGCAATCAAAGCGGTCAGCGTTGCTTCTGTAGACCTAGATCAAGTAGGTCCACAGTTTATCCCCAAAGACTTTGCTTAAAGGGGTAGAAAGGAATGGAACTATCAATGTCCGATAATAACACCAACGACTTTGAACATGGAGTTGGTGAAGCCGTAACGAGACTACCACCTCTTATTACTGCCATTCTGGCGGTAGGCGGTTTGGTAGCCGCTTACTTCATGACTATTGGTGAGTTCAAAGTTAAAGACATGGAAATCCAGCAGAGGGTCATTTACCTTGAACAGAAGGTTGACCATATAGAAGAAACTATGGATACCATTAAGAACAAACTTGATACTCGTATTCCTGTGGTTGACAGCGACCGTCAAGACCTAAGAAAAGAAATTGACAGTCTCAAGGAAGTCATCCAACAGATGAAACCACTACTTAAAAAATAACACTTGACACAGTGTCGAGTGAATGATATAGTGTGATCTTCGTTATGTGTCAGGTGGAATATGTCCGTTTATATCGATAAGAAGTATATATCTCTCCTCGCTCCTAGACTAAAACAGTTCAAGCAGCGGGGAGAGTTTTTATGGAACTTTAGATGTCCTGTTTGTGGAGATTCCTCCAAGGACAAGACTAAGGCCAGAGGTTATATCTATAAGAAGAAAGAAAACTTCTTCTTTATGTGTCACAACTGCCATGCCTCTACCACGTTCCAGAGATTCCTAAAAGATGAAGATCCGATGCTATACCGTGACTATGTGTTGGAGGCCTTTGTGCAATCCAATACCAGTAATAGTGTGAATGTTCAAGACTTTGTGACTAAACCTACATTCAAACCTCTATACCATGTACCAAGTTCGGATACATTATTTCAGGCTGGTGCGGGTCGTATCAAGACGTTCCCACCAGAGTTCTATGCAAGAAAGTATCTTGAGGATCGTAAAGTATCTCTTATAGATATGTGGTATGCGGCAGACTTTGCCGAGTTTGTGAAGAACCTCTATCCTCACTATGAGAAAACACTATATAAGGAACCACGCATAATCATACCGTTCAAAGACAAGGACGGTAACCTTCTAGGCATACAGGGACGTTCACTTGACAGACATGCGAAGATCAAATACATCACAATCAAAGGCGATGAAACTAACCCTAAGATTTTTGGCTGGGATAGATTGGATGCATTGCAAACTGTGTATGTGGTTGAGGGACCCATCGATTCTCTTTTCCTTACTAATTGCGTGGCTACTATGGATGCAGCATTATAC